GGGTAATTTACAAGTGGATGGACAGACGACATTGGTTGACGTCTCCACAAACAACTTGGATGTATCGGGTAATTTACAAGTGGATGGACAGACGACATTGGTTAACGTATCCACAGATAATTTGGATGTATCGGGTAATTTACAAGTGGATGGACAGACGACATTGGTTGATGTCTCCACAAACAACTTGGATGTATCGGGTAATTTACAAGTGGACGGACAGACGACATTGGCTGATGTCTCGACAAACAACTTGGATGTATCGGGTAATTTACAAGTGGATGGACAGACGACATTGGTTGATGTTTCCACAAACAACTTGGATGTATCAGGTAATTTACAAGTTAAAGATAATAATATTGATTTGTTATCTGCTACAATGAGTAGTGGAACATTTGAATTAAAGATTAATGAACAAGCATTTGCCATTGGAGGAGTAGTAACTCCACTTAGTGTTCCACCACCTACGAATTATGATCCAGGTTTTTCGGGTTCAATATCTATCACCCATTTTTTACCTGCAGGTGATACATCTGCTAATGGAGGATTACCTAATCCAGTCGATAAATTTAAATACTTTACTATAATGGATAGCTCAGGACAAGAATGGTATATTCCTGCTTATGGAAAAGCATAAATATTTAATTAAATAGTAATCTTTTTAATTAAATACTTTAATACAATACTGATGTTATGTTTAATGACAATCTTCATCATTAATATTTGGACATTGAACTAGTTTTTTACCTTTTCTGTATAGAGAGAATAGACTATAGCTACGTGAACTTACAAGATTTTTGTTATGATCTAATTTAAGATTATTATCTTTATAGCATTCATTTTTGCTCTCTGCACCACAATATATTGTAAGTGCTTTTTTTCTATTCAAAAAAGTAGAAGGTTGAACTTGATTATCATTATTCTTTTCGAAGAAAGAAGACATATATATAATAATATTTATTAAAAACATATATTATTTTATTATATTTATTTAAGTTTAAAGTTATTATATATCAAATTTATATAATAGAATGAATTTAAATGTTGATGACTATACGCATAATGAATTGATTGAATTAATCGGTTTATCGAGTGATGACATAAATGTATTAAATGTGAAAAGGAATGTTATTAAATTAATAGAGAAATTAAGTAAAGACGAAAAAGAGAGTCACAATAACAAGGATAAAATAACAATGTTCTTATTAAAGGCATTTCGAAAGATATGTTATCATAATAAATTGACATATACGAAAGAAGACATAAATGAAATTGAAAATATATTTATAAAAAAGGATGTAACAGACGTAAATAATTATGTAGTCCAAAAAAGAGACTTAATACTTCAAGAACCAAGAGAAGAAAATGTGTCAGTTTTCCCTAAAAAATATAAGTTTGGATCACTCAATCATTTAAATCGACAAAGTAGAAAGATGGTATTAAATATTAATACACGATTTAGAAAAGATTATCATAGAACAGATAGCACCGATTATATTATGACTTTACCAAACCCGATACGTAATGTATTATCACTTAAATTGATAAGTACAGAAATTCCTTGTGTATTATATACTTTTTCTTCTAAATTAGGAACCAATGAGTTTACGATAATCACGTATGATACAACAGACTCAGAGAATACGAGAGAAGAACACGTAATAAAAATACTAAATGGGTATTATTCATCATCACAATTAGTTGAGTATTTAAATGATAATATTTTTGATATTAATTCAACATATGGGACTGAATTAGAAAATATAGAATGCTATATTGATGAATATACAGGAAAGTTTATTTTTAAGAAGAGTAGTTCTGCTGATGCTGATTTTGGCTTTGATTTAGATTTCCGTCTTCAAGATAATAAGAAGAGGAACGTTCAATTAAATATGGGATGGATTTTAGGTTATCGAAAAGAGTGTTATGTTTATGATGAGGATTATCATATGAATGGTTTATCTCCTGAAAATCCTAAATCATTAGAAGGATTTATTCCTGAGTCGACGTATGATTTGGGATTTACTAAATATTTCTTACTTCATATTAATGATTTTAATAATAATCATAGTGTATTGTTTGATTCACCTTTTCAACAAGGGATGTTAAATTCGTCAGATATTATAGCAAAGATACCGAATACGGCATCTTCAAATCAAGAAGTGTATGAATATGCATACATGTTTAATGATAATTCAGATCGGATTTATAAAACGAGAGAATATTTTGGACCAGTGAATATTGAAAAAATAGAGATAAAATTATTAGATGAGTTTGGAAGAGCAGTTGATTTAAATCATAATGATTATTCTTTCTCTCTAGAATTGGATATTGTATATGATTTATAAATTGGTATATAGAGAGTCAAAGAGTGAAATAAAATAGAATTGTAAAGAAGAAGTAGGAATAATTTTTAATATTGTCGGGGATAAACCACGATAAAAGCCATAAATACGTTCTGTTTTGTATATATCTTTTACACAATGAATAACTCCATTATAAGTAGGTGCGTTTTGAAATCCTTGTATTTGAAGTCTTCTGCGAATTAAATCTGTTGGATAAGTAATTATAATAGATGATAATCCAGAAAGACCCCCTGAGAGAAGAGAGTTTATTTTGTTATTTCTCTGCATATCGAAAATATTTGTATAGAGTTCATTAAAGGAGAAATTGAGGGCATTGTATGGAACGTAACCCATGAGAGAAACATTTAATCCACGATATAAATGGTGTATTGGTGTTTTTCTGAATACATCTATAACACCATTATAGTATTGTTTATTTGTTTGTAGAGAGAGTCGTGTTCTTATATTTTCCAAAGGATAGAGAGAGATGGTGGATACGATTCCACCACAACTTCCAGCAATGAGCATTTGTAAAGGTGAGTTGAGATTATATTGTTGCAATGCATTGCTTGAGGTTGTAAGAATAGAATAATTGATACCCATTTGAGGAAATATGCGTATTATATTCGTAAGATTTCCTTTCCATAGAGATAAAAAGCCTTCTTTTTGTATAACACTTGTTAAAGATGTATTTGGAATAAAATAGTTTTGTCTTTGTATTTTATTGAGTTCCAAGGGTGCAGTTATTGTTCTAGAGAGAACACCAGCAAGTGACCCAACAAAGAAACTTTTATAGAATTGGTTGTCTTGAAGGTTGTCTTGAAGGGAGGAAATTTTCATAGAATAACTATAAAATTGATTATATGATATTTATAAGAATTAAACTTATTTCTTTTGATTGAAATGAGTTGTTCCAATAAGCGAACATATGAAATAGAGGATATTGTAGGATATAAACATATAGAAAACAAAGAGCTTCAAGAACAAGTAAGAGAGAGTATGAATGTATATAAAAAAATTATCGTAGATATTGTGGATTGGTATGTTTCAAATAATATTCAAGATGTAAATAAAGATACAAGAGATAAGTTCAATAGATATTATCAAGTGATAGTGCGTAAGTATGGTATCTTTTGTAGAAAGAGCATATTAATATATGTTTATCGTAAGATGGTAGAAGAGAAGGAAATGGAGATGGATTATGTATTATTGCAACTTTTACAAAAGAAACCTTCAAGAAATTTATCTGGTGTAATAGTGATTACAATTCTAACAAGTCCATTTCCAAATAGTCAAACATTCAGTTGTAAACATAATTGCTATTATTGTCCGAATGAGCCAGGACAACCTCGTTCTTATTTGAAAAAAGAGCCAGCGGTTGCACGTGCAAATCGTAATAAGTTTGATCCTATTCTTCAAATGTATGATAGAATGAATTGTTTATATAGAAACGGACATGAGATAGATAAAGTAGAGATTATTATAGAGGGTGGTACGTATACGGAATATCCACCAGACTATCTAGAAGTGTTTCATCGTGATGTTGTTTATGCGGCAAATACATTTTATGACAATTATTTCGAACAGATAAAAAGAAAAGGTTTCTTTGATTTTTCGGTGAGAATACGTGATATGTATGATTTGGAAACAGAGATTAAACTAAATGCGAAGGGAAGGACAAGAATTATAGGGGTGTGTGTCGAGACAAGACCAGATGTGTTACTAGAGAAAGAAGGAAAGCAATGGATAAGACGAATGCGACAATATGGTGTCACACGAGTTCAACTTGGTGTTCAACATACAGATGATATGATATTAAAGAGGATAAATAGGGGTCATGGAAGTAGAGAGTCGCAATTAGGAATACGTTTGTTAAAAGATAATGGGTTTAAAGTAGATATTCATGTAATGCCAGATTTACCCTATTCAACACCTTTAAAAGATATGCAGATGTTTGATACGATTTATAAAACACCTTATTATCAAGCGGATCAAGTAAAGATATATCCGTGTCAGATAACACCTTATACTATAATATCAGAATGGTATCATAGTAATAAATATATACCTTATTCAGAAATAGATAAAAAGAGTTTAATAGATGTAATAAGGTATGGGATAGAGAATTGTCCACCTTGGATACGAATACCGAGGGTTGTGAGGGATATTCCATTATCTTATATAGAAGGAGGGAATAGAAGTAGTAATTTAAGACAGGATTTATCAAAGTATGTATCAGAAAGATGTTGTGATATACGAGTTCGTGAGTGTGGGCGTTTTAACATAAACGAGTGTGATATAAAACGGATATATTATGTTCGTAAATATAGGACGATTGGTGGAATAGAATATTTTATATCGGTAGAAAGTGAAGATAGTAAGATATTATTTGGATTTTTGAGACTTCGTATACCGATTACAAGTAAGATGCAAGTATTCAATAGTTTATATAATAATGGATTAATCCGTGAATTACATGTGTATGGTAATGTAGTTCCAGTGGGAATACGAAGAGAGAAGAAGGAGCAACATAAGGGATATGGAAAATCAATGATAGAAATTGCAGAACACATTTCTCTCTATCATGATAAGAAAGGAGTATCAATTATATCAGGCATGGGTGTTGTAGAGTATTATAAGAAGCAAGGGTATTCACAAGTATCGAGTTATGGGTATAAAGATTATAAAAAAGATTACCCTGATTTAAACGATAGATATTGTGGTGATTTTATGATAAAAAGGTTTAATTTTGTAGACCGATTAAAATACAAGTGTAACAGGTATTTTAATTGTAGATATAGAGTTCATACTAAATATGGTATTATGTATGAGAGAGAGAGACTATATTTGTTATTCTTTGTATTTGTATACATAATTATGTTAGTTTACGTGGTGTATTTGTAGTTAAGATTTGGGGTTTAATATTTTCTCGAGTTTAGATAATAAATCAGAGAAGGAGCTAAATAAGAATTTAGCATAAGGTAGAGTAATAAGACTATCACGTGTTTGAGTTAATAGTGAAACTTCATTATCATCGTATACCTTAACAAGTTGGTTTACCATGGTTAAAGAGGGGAATAAGATGGAACAACAACGTTCTTCAATATTTAAATAACTGATTAATTCGGGGTCAGAAGTGAACATCATAACAACTTTATTTTTATGAATATTTTTAACATCTTCGATATATTTTGATACGAGGGGGTAGTAATGTGTATTGAAATACATTTTGTCTTTTTCACGCATTTCTTCTAAGAATGCACGTTTAGGTCTCTCTACACTATTAAGTATCGAACTATCAGAATCAACAACAACCATTTTGTCATTTGGTTCAATCTTTTTTAATTGTGTGCTAAGACCAATTTTTCGTGGAACAAGAATTATAAACAATCGTTTTTTCTTGATTTGTTTACGTTTTTTGTAGAGATGGAAGCATCCTGTTCCTCCAACGTATAGGGCGCCTGTGAGTAAAGATAAGAATTGCATCTGTCCTGGATCCATGTTTGTATATATATAAGGAAGAAAATATTATTGTGTTTAAAGAATTAACAACTACATAAATTTATAGAGCCGACTTTGTTTTTAATAAAGGTATTATAACTATTTCCACCACTTCCTCTTTTTACTTTATTTCCTTGATTATTTAAACGTTGATTTTCGGTTTGAAAAACGATTTTAGACGCATAGGTTGTTGTATAGAATGATGAACGTGTAGATTTTTGAATGAAAAAAATCGGGCGACATCCTAAACGACAAGGATTACAAGTATTCGACATCTATATTTATAGTATATATTTAATAAAAATGAAATAGAATATTATGGAGTATATTAATTAGTACTTATATTATGAGATGTGGATTATGCAATCAAGAGTTCAAAAATAAGAAACAATATCAGTCACATACATTGTGTTGTGAGGTTATAAAAAAGAATGATTATTTTGATAAAAAAACTGATAAAGAGAGAATACCTAGTAAGGAGAATATGTATGAATTAATAAAATATTTAATGGTAAAGTGTAATAAATTAGAGAATGAAGTGATGAAGATAAAACAATATACAAAGAGAGAAAAACAAAAGATAAATGTGATGGACTGGTTGAACGCAACTACACAAGAGGGTTGTAATGATTTGATGAGTGAGATAAAAGACTTTGAAATAAGTAAGGATATGTTGGAAACGATATTTACCTTGGATAATTATTGTTGTGCGGTGTATTATGTATTTACAAATATATTTAAAGTGGATACACATGAACAACATCAAATACGTTCTTTTGAGCAAAAAACAAATACGATATATTATTTGAACGCAGATAGAAAATGGGAAGTGTTAAGTTTTGAATTATTTAAAAAGGTTATTTTAAAGATTGATAGGAAGTTAATAAAATTATTTAATGTTTGGATTGAAGAGAATAAAGATAAGATAGAAAATGATGATGTTTTCAATTCATTATACTTAAAGTATACGAAAATAATTATGGGTGATGAAAAGACAATGACAAGAGAGAAAGCCTTACAACGAATATATTATCAAGTATACAATTATTTAAAGTGTAATATAAAGTCAGTCATTAAATATGAATATGAGTTTTAAATATATATTTTATTCTACTCTATTTATATATGGGACTGATTACTATACTTACAACAAAAGAAATTATTGAAGGAATAATTGCTTCGGTAATATATCCTATTTTGATTTTCAAGATAAGCCAAAAACATAAGGAGAATATTGTTGATATAAAATGGACTGCAGTTCTTCCTTGGTTAGCAACGTGGATTGTTCGTAAGATGTCCATGCATATATTTGATTATCTTGAAGAAAAGTATGGATTAAAAAATCATGAATACAAATTTAATTTTTATTTTTTCTGATATTTTAATAATCTATTATGATATACATGAATAATCGTATAAATCATAAGAGAATCAGTTTACAACATAGAAATAAAAGTATGAGAGAAGAAAGAGAAAAGTTAGAAGAATTGAAATCTTTACTTTTAATGTACAAAGAAAAACAAGAACAAGATACTAAATATCATACGAGAAAAATAGATACTATAGATACTAGTATGAAAAATATCATAAATAAAACAGAAGGTGAGTTAGAAAAAATAAAAAGTAATTTAAATACAATGCATATAAAGAGCGATAAAACTACAAAAAAGTTAATCAATGATATGAATAAAATGGATATAAAACATAGTAATAATTTTAGTTTGATTGAGAAGGATGTTGTTTCTAGGATAGAAAAGATAGAAATGGATAATGTTATGAAAGATGATATATGTTATACACATACGTATTCAGAAAAGAATACGTCTACTGGTATAAAAGATTTGTATTTATGTCGTGAGGATATTGAACGAGATAGAAATGGGATATGGGTGATGCGTGTAGACTGGGTATATAATATGGCGACAAAGAAGAAGATATATTCTGGTGTAGTTCATGTATTGTGGAAAAAAGAAAAAGATGAGGATCCTACAATATATGATTATGAAATATATTATCATAATGAAGAGATAGATAGAATTGAGTTTTGTATAGTTAAAGATGGTTTAAAATATATGATGGGTATAAAAATACGAGATACAAATGTAGAGGATGTGGTATTTTCTCAGTATTCATTTGCACCTTTGAGTATTTGAATGCCGTATTGGAACATAATGGTTATATATAGTTGCAAATGATATGAAAGGTGTAAAAAGAGTATAATAATAAATATATTTAATATATATATATGCCATTGAGTGAATATGAAACGTGTATTAAAACAAGAGGTGATAAAATAGAGATTTTATATAAGCCGAAAGTGAAGAAGAATGAAAAAGATATGAAGTGTTTAATGTCTGAATTAAATGATAAGATAGAACATATAGAGAACAAGCTGGAGTTACTATCACAACATACAAAAAGTAATCTAGAATATAAGAATGAAAATATAAATATGATAATGGATAAAATAGAATTTATTCAAGAAGAAAATAATAATTTATCGAACCTTCTTAATTTATATGATACAAGTTTAAGAAGAAAAATAGAGCATCTTCAAGATAATTTTGGTTCCAACATTGAAAAACTAAATACTTATAATCAAGAACAAAGGAAAGAGAGTATAGAGTTTTTTGCTTTCTTTGATAAAGTAAATGATAAGGAAAAAGAGATAGAAGATAAGTTAAAAAAGTTTGAGTCTCTTTCTACAGAGATGAAAACTTTAAAACAAAAGTGTAGTCTTTTGACAAAATCAATATTGGAAATTAAAAATAGAGAAGAGTCACAAGAAGATGAAAAACTTGATTTGAAGAATAAGATTAATTCAATATATAAAGTAACACAAACTTATAATGAATTATATGCTTCATTACGTAGAAATGTTGAAACGATACAGGATATACCGAAAGAAGAAAAACTTTTGGATAGAAAAATGGATAATTTACTAAATGTTGAGGATGGTTCTTTCTCTCTAGAAGTGCAGTTGAAGAAGCATGTTGAAAATATGAGCAATCACCTGAAGGATATAGATAATTTAAAGAATAAAATGTATAATCTAGAAGTCACTTTAAAAGAGACAACAGATAAAACGTTACATTTATCACAAGAATGGAAACACGAGTTTAAGAATATAAAAATGGATATTCATACAATAAGAGAGGAGGATATTAAAAAAATAGTAGAAGATTTTACAGCTATAAAGAAGAAGATGATGGAAACAGGAATATCAACACACAAGAAGTATAATAGTGTTCGTGAGAAGATAGATACATTAGAAAAGAAAATAGAAAATAGTGATATGATGAATGATATTTGGAAGAAACAACAAGATAAAATACATTCTAAAGTGATTGAGTTACGTTCAAATCAGGAGAATACAAAAGGAGACATTGTAAAAATAAAAAAAGAAACTAAAAATATAAAAGATAATATTGGTTTGGTGAAGCAGTCCTTGGATAATGTTTCTCTCGATATGCATAGTAAAATAGAAGAACAGAAAACACAATTACTAAGATATAATAATGATGTCGAAAAATTAGATAATAGAGTAAAAAACAATGAAATCAAGTATGATACTTCGTTAAATCAGGTCAAGACATCTATAAAAGAAACTAATGTATTTCAGGATAATATTTTGAAGAGAATGGAAAAACTAGAAACAGATTATGATGAAATGATAAAGAATTGGGACACGATTGAACATAGATATTTATCTGTTTGTAAAAGGGTCCAAAACATAGAGGATACTAAAGAGAGTAAGAATGTAGAAGAAGATATGATATGGATTAAGCGTGAAGTGAGAGAATTATGTCATACTTATTTTTCTGAATTAAAAGAGAGATTTTTAAATATAACAGGAGAGAAAGAAAAAAGTGAGATGGTTTACAAGGATGTTGAGAAAATAAAGTTTGAATTATCATACTTCAAGGAGAAGATGAAAGAATATTCACAAGAGAGAGAGAAACGTGACAATGTAGATACAAATGTTGTGCATAGTGAGATGGATAAATTAAAAATAGAGATTAAAGATATTAATACAACATTATTTAAACGTGATGTTTCGTTAAATACATTATATTCAAATGTGAATGCACTAGAAGAGAGAGTTCAAACAATTAGTGATAAAATAAAGGTCTTTTTACTAAGTGATTTGGATAAAGAGAGTAGAGATGATAGTGGTTCAAAAGAATTGATTGACTTGTTAAGTAATAAGGTGAAAGAGATTAAAAACGAATTGAATAAACTCAGGGAAAATAATGACAATGACTTAAATAAGGGGAATGAATATTATGATGTAAATAGAAGAGGTGAGATAAATGTAGAACATATACATAAAAAAATGGAAGAATTGAAAGATATTTCAAATAGGCTCGAGAATAAAATGAATAGAATGAGAGAAACAATTATGAAAAACAAGAGAGATATTGAAGAGTGGGAGATAAAGTGGAATAATTTTGAAGATGTGATTAGTGAGAGATATTCTACATTATCAAATAATTATCTTCTCTTAACAAATGAGATATTAGAATTGAAGAATAATTATAAGAATGAGTTTGATGCATTGGAAAGTTCTATTTTGAAAACAATTGACGAAAAGGAGATAGAGAGAGAAGATGAGACAACATTGGATAGAGTAAAGAGTATGTTAAAATTACTTGAAGAGAATAATGTAAATGTAAAAACTCGTGTAAGTGAATTATCTTCTAAGGTACATAAATATGAAACATTAAAGAGTGGTGTAGATGATGATGTAATGGATATTGTAAATGAAATAAAACGTGATTTTGAGAGATTTAAAAATGATGACATCAAGAAATATCAATTTATAGAGAAAGACATCCAGTCACTTAAGGAAAGTGTTGAAAATCTTCAGCATTCATTACAAATTGATATTCCAAAACATATTAAAGATGCGTATAAAGAGGACACTTCTAACAAAAAAAAGAATAGATTTAACTTACTTTTTCGTAAACAGAAAACAATTTCAGAGGATGTGACAAATGTTCCTCTTCATAGTGACTATGGAGGTAGAGAGAAAGATATTGAGAATATACATTATCTTTTAAAAGAGATTACAAAAGATATCAATAGTTTAAAGAGTGATAAAAGTCTAAATACTGAACAGATAACATTTATGATAAAATATAATTTAGATAAGTTCAAAAAAGAATTAAATAATGAAATAGATAATCCTTATGATAACTTTGCAACAAAAGAAGAGAAACTTATGGAAGTAGAGAGAAGATTAAAAAATGAGGAAGCATCAATAGAAGTGATAAACAAAGAGGGAAATATGAAAGTAGAAAATAGAATGGATACGAAGGATTTAAATACAAGTGATAAATATAAACATTTGGAAGAACAGAATAGTATTTTAATGAAAGAAATAGAGTATATGAAATCTGAGTTCAAAAAGTTGAATAGAACAATAAGTTTGCTTACATTAAATTAAATTTTCATTCGGTGTTATAATAATATAATAATGTATTCTATTATTATATAATGTCTTTATCTTGTAATGAAAAATGGAAACAATTTGGAAATATAACAAATACTAGGTTTGATTTTGAACGTACAATAAGACTTATTCAGGAGAATTCAACTCTCAATTTTACAGGAGACCCTACATTTTCTGCGAATGTGCTTATTGGTCAAGATTTAATAGTAGAAGGAAATACCAATTTATTAGGAGATATAAGTATGGCTTGTGGTTTAATTAATGATGTTTCTGCTATAAACTTTTGTGATGGAACATATATTGGACCAGGAAATAGTTTTGATATTTCAACAAATGAAGCATTACATTTAAAATCAAGTGATAGTGTTCTTATAGATGGAAATACGACATTTAATGATACTGTTAGAATTATGGGAAACTTGAAGGTATTTGGTACCACTATAAAAACAGAAGAATTATTTGTCAACGACCCGATAATTACTATTAACCAAGTATTAAATGCAGATGGAACCATTGATAATAGTGGTGTATTAATAAATCCAACCAATTTTCAAAGTGGTATCGAAATCTATCGTGGTCCAGAGGTTGATGGTGGTATTGTAAGACCACCTTTTCAATTACTATATGATGAATTAACGACAACGTTCAGTATTGGTATATCTGGTGACTTACAACAAGTAGCAACAAGAGAAGATGTTCCAGACGAAAATGGTGTTGCTGTTTGGTCCATAGATAAGTTTGTTACTGATAGAGGACTTTTTGTGGACCCTTCTGGAAATGTAGAAATAAATGGTGATTTAGTGGTAAATGGTGGTTTTACAATTACCGATATTTCAATAACCAATTTGGATGTATCCAGTGATTTACGTGTGGATGGACAGACCACACTGGCTGATGTCTCCTTAGTGAATGTGGATGTATCAAGTGATTTACGTGTGGATGGACAGACCACACTGGCTGATGTCTCGTTGGTGAATGTGGATGTATCCAGTGATTTACGTGTGGATGGACAGACTACACTGGCTGATGTCTCGTTGGTGAATGTGGATGTATCAAGTGATTTACGTGTGG